TCCTAGAAATGGACAATAGAATACGAAAGACTGGCCTTGATGCTAAACTTGTAGCCTCTATACACGATGAGTATCAGTTTGAAGTAGCAAAGCCTGATATTAAACGCTTTACACAGATTACTAAAGATGCTATGTACAGAACACAAAAAGCATTTAACTTTAAGTGTGATCTCGATTCCGATTATAAAGTTGGAAATAATTGGGCAGAAACACATTAAAGTTATTGACAATACCATATCGCTGTGGTATAATACGTTTGTTGTTTATTAGTAGTAGACACCAAACATTAAAACGAACCCTAAAACGAACCCTAAAGGAGAATATAAATGGAATGGTTAGACCCTGTTGTTTTTTCTGGCAAGTGTCATTATGCTTGCATCACCGAACCTAATACAAAGTTTGAACCTGTGTGGTCAATTCTTGTTGAAGTAGATGATGACAATCGTAAGACTATTGAAGATGCTAATCTTACTATCTCCAATAAAGATGACATTGGAGATTTTGTTAGATTAAAACGTAAGGTCTTTAAACAAGACGGTACTAAGAAAACTCCTCCCAAGGTTGTAGATTCTCAGAATAATCCTTGGAACTCTGATAAGAAAATTGCTAACGGTAGTACTGTAACGGTAAAAGTTACTCCTTTTAAATATGATGGTAACTCTTCTCGACCTGCTGGCATATCCGCTAATCTTGATGCTGTACAGATTGTTAATTTTATTGAGTATCAGTCTCAAGACTTCGCCCCCGTAGATGGTGGGTATGTTCAAGAAACAGAAGAAGTACCCTTTTAATATAAGGAGCAATGAGGGGGATGGGATTACCCTGTCCCCCTTTTTCTATTAACATGAAAACAATTAAAACTTTAGTAGAAGATATTTATAACCTGTTCTCTCTTAATCCTGTTACAATGTCAGAGGAAGAAGTTGATAAATACATTGATAACTTTGGAGAAATGGTTAAGCTGCACACTAAAAAATTTTTATACGATGAGGAATCTGTAGATAAAAAACTTAGACTATCTCAAATAGGTAAACCAGACAGACAGTTATGGTTTAATATTAATTTAAATAAAGGACGTGAGGAGCTTTCACCAAGCACACGCATTAAATTTTTATATGGTTACATTCTCGAAGAGTTTCTTTTGATGTGTGCGTCCATTGCTGGTCACGATGTTAAGGATCAGCAGAAAGAAGTTAATGTTGGTGGTGTAGTAGGACACCAAGATTGTATTATTGATGATGTTCTTGTTGATGTTAAGAGTGCATCTACTAGTTCATTTAGAAAATTTAAACAAAACAAACTTACAGAAGATGATCCCTTTGGTTATATCGCACAGATATCTGCATATGCCCAAGCAAATAATTTAAAAGAGGCTGCTTTTTTAGCCATAGATAAATCAACTGGAGAGCTTACACTAGCCCCAGTTCATTCAATGGAGTTTATAAATGCTGAAACAAGGATTAACCATCTTAAAAGAATGGTTGTTAGCGATGTTATCCCTGATCGCTGCTACGATCCTGTTCCTGATGGCAAGTCTGGTAATTCTAAGTTACCCGTTGGTTGTGTTTTTTGTTCTCATAAAAGAGAATGTTGGTCAGACGCTAATGCAGGAAGAGGGATACGTGTCTTTAAATATGCACAAGGTAAAAGATACTTGGTTCAGATTGGCAAAGAACCTGATGTCCCTGAAGTGATTGACTGGTAATGCACTGGAAGTACAAAAGAAAACCAGACCCTACCTCACACTTTGGATTTGTTTATATTATCACAAATAAGAAAACATCTAAATGCTATATAGGATGTAAACAATATTTCTATACAAGAAAAAAGAAAAAGGTAGAATCAAATTGGAAAGTATATACTGGTTCTAGCAAACACCTGAATGAAGACATAAAGAAACATGGCAAAAGAAACTTTAAGTTTGAAATTATAGGTGAGTATAAAAATAAACGTAGCTTAAAATATTATGAGTGTTATTATCAAATGATTAATCACGTACTAACAAAAAAACTAGAAGGCACTGATGAGCAAGCTTACTACAATAACTATGTAGGTGGTAAGTTCTACAGGCCCGTACAAGAGCCGCCAGATGATTGATGATATATTACAAGCTGAATCTTTATATGATCTAACCAATAAGAATCCTGATAGGTCACTCAACCTTGCAATTATTTTACAAGCACTGCTTGACTTATCTAAACCAGAGAAGTATAATGAGCCGCATGAAACATCCCTGTATAGAGATCAGGCGATGGCGTGGGTCTTTGCATCTGTAGGTACAACATGTGAAAACTTTCATATAACATGTGAGCTTGCTGGTGTAGAACCAGACACAGTTAGAACCTTTGCTTTACGAGTAACCCTATCGGAGAATGTAGATGACATCAGACAAAAACTTCACTCCTTCTTGTGATACTATGGAGAGGCAGGTAGGTGGTGATCATTATAAAGACTGTGGTATACAACCTGTTGAGTACATACATGCAAATGACCTAAACTATTTTGAAGGTAATGTTATTAAATATATTACTAGACACAGAACGAAAGGAGAAGGTAAAAAAGATATAGAGAAAGCTATACACTATGCCGAAATGATTTTGAAATTTTATTACAACTAAGGAGGGGGCGATGGCACAATTCCGATCAAACGAAAATCCTATGTTTCGTTCAAAGTTTAGTGAGGATATCTTCAAGCAGAAGTATGCTCACCATAACTGTGAGACATGGGATGCACTAGCATCTGTTCTCGTAGATGATGTCTGCCAGAACTATATGTCTAAGGATGAGAAAGAAGAACTCAAAAGAATTATAACAGACCTAAAGTTTATTCCTGGTGGTAGGTATCTCTACTATGCTGGACGTGACAACAAGTTTTTTAATAACTGCTACTTGCTCAAAGCAGAAGAAGATACACGAGAAGACTGGGCAAACATATCATGGAAGTCTGAGTCCTGCCTCATGACAGGCGGTGGTATTGGTGTAGACTATAGCGTCTACCGTGAAGAGGGTAGGCTGCTAAATGGCACAGGTGGCCTAGCATCTGGCCCTATACCTAAGATGCAAATGATCAATGAGATAGGCAGACGAGTTATGCAGGGTGGTTCTAGAAGGTCTGCAATATATGCAAGTCTTAATTGGAAACATCCAGACATAGATGCTTTTCTTAAATCAAAGAACTGGTATGATATGCCTATTGGCACAACAGAACACAGCATTGGTCAGATCAAAGAGCAAGACTTTAATTTCCCTGCACCACTAGACATGACTAATATCTCTGTAAACTATGATACAGAGTGGCTACTAAATTATTATGAGACAGGAGATGTAGGAGATGCCTTTAGGACTAATGTTAGCCAGAGCCTTAGAACTGGTGAACCAGGATTCTCATTCAACTTTTTTGATAAAGAAAAAGAAACACTCCGCAACGCCTGTACAGAAGTCACGTCAGAAGATGATTCAGATGTGTGTAACCTTGGTTCTATTAACATGGGTCGCATTGACAATCTTGCAGAGTTTTCTAATGTTGTAGAACTAGCCACTAAGTTTCTGCTGTGTGGTACACTACGTGCTAAATTACCTTACCAAAAAGTCTATGAAGTTAGAGAGAAGAATCGTAGGCTTGGTCTAGGTCTGATGGGTATACATGAATGGCTGATTAAAGCAGGACAAAAGTATGAGGTAACTGAGGGGCTACACAAGTGGCTATCTGTATACAAAGGTATCAGTGATAATACCAGTGCTAAGTTTGCTGACCATCTTAATGTATCACGCCCTGTGGCTAATCGTGCTATCGCACCTACAGGTTCTATTGGTATTCTTGCTGGCACATCTACAGGTATTGAGCCTATCTTTGCTGTAGCATACAAGCGTAGATATCTCAAGAACGGTACACGTTGGCACTATCAGTATGTAGTAGATAGTGCTGCACAAGAGATCATTGACCTGTATGGTGTTAATCCTACTAAGATTGAATCTGCTCTTGATCTTGCATCTGACTATAAGAGACGCATTAAGTTTCAAGCAGACATACAGGACTATGTAGATATGTCTATCTCTTCTACAATTAACCTGCCTGAGTGGGGTAGTAAACTTAATAACGAAGACACAGTAGACGACTTCACTGAGACACTAGCTACCTATGCTGGTAGGCTACGTGGCTTTACAGTGTACCCTGATGGATGCCGTGGTGGTCAGCCACTTAGTAGCGTACCCTACTCTGAAGCCGTTGAGAAACTAGGTGAGGAGTTTGAAGAAGGACTAGAGACACACGATATCTGTTCTATCACTGGTCATGGTGGATCATGTGGAGTATAAAAAGTTCTTGACATAAGGACATTATTGTAGTATAATATATATATGTGATGCCAATAATGGGTCATATAATATCAACTTGCTAATAGGAGAATGATATGGTTAATTCACTTACAATGTTAGATGCCTTGGATGAGTGGGCTATTGGTCACGAAAGATTTTTAAATGAAGGTGTAAGGATATGGAATAATGTGTCTAGAACATATCCACCACACAATCTAATAAAGAAAAGCAGCGATGAGTATGTTATTACAATGGCTGTTGCAGGGTTTTCTAAAGAAGACTTGCTAGTTAGAAGTGAAGAAGGTACTCTAACTATTGAAAGTAAGAAGTCTGATAGTGAAACAAAACAAGAGTATGTTTATAAAGGTATTGCTAATAGAGATTTTAAGAAAGAGTTTCTACTAGCAGAGAATGTCTTTGTAAAAGATGTTAAGTTAAAAGATGGTATGTTGGAGATATTTCTTGAGAGAGTTATTCCTGAGAACGAAAAAGAAACTATCTACGATATAAATTAATATACAAACCAACTAGGTTAGCTACTAGTACTCCTGTTTGCCTTTTTCAGTTAATTTTATGTAGTACTATACTATTCGATTAGGCATTTTTTATTATTCTAGTAGCTAACCACTTTTTTGGAGTACGTATGAAGAAAGCACCTAACACAGTTTACATTGGCTACGATCCTAAAGAACAGGTAGCCTATGATGTATTAAAGTTTACTATTGAACGTATCTCTGTAGATAATGTTCGTGTGATACCTATTAAACTAGATACGCTACGCCTAATGAATATGTATTGGCGAAAGCACACAGAAGATAAAGGACAAAAGATAGACTCAGTAGATGGTCGTCCTTTCTCTACTGAGTTTAGTTTTTCTAGATTTCTTGTTCCCGCTCTCAATATGTATGAGGGCTGGGCATTGTACATGGACTGCGACATGCTCATACGTACAGACATTAATGAAATCTTTGAAGAGTATAACCTAGATTATTATCCTGTCTATTGTGTCAAACATAAGTACGAACCAAAGGACAGAACCAAGATGGATAAACAAGTTCAACTAACATATCCTAGAAAGAACTGGTCTAGTCTTATGCTCTGGAATTGTTCACATCCTAAGAACAAAGAACTTACAGTTGAAAAAGTAAACACAATGTCTGGCTCATGGCTGCACCAGTTTGAATGGATTGGTGACAAAGACTCAGACATTGGTGGTATAGATGAGGAGTGGAACTGGTTAGACAATCATTCTTCTTCTGATATTAAACCTAAGAACGTACACTTCACTACTGGTGGGCCTTGGTTTAAGGACTGGAAGTGTGGTCGCCATGCTGATGGTTACTATGCATCTGAGTGGAACCAGGAGTATACGTATCTTGTAGGAAAAGGAATGATTGAACCTTATGAGTTATAGAGTTGTTACATGCTTCAATGAGAAGCTTCTAAAAAGCAATGGCTCCAAACTGTTAGAAGACTTTGCTTCTAAGTGGGACACTGCTATTGAGTTTGACTGTTACTACTATGATATGGATATTAAAAATTATTCATTACCTAAAGCTAGAAACATTCACTATTATAATCTAAACAATCTATCTGACTACACAGATTTTGTTGAGAGAAACAAACAACATAACGGCACAGAGAATGGTGAGTTTGAATATAACGAAACCATTGACGCTCTCACAGAAGCCCCCAAAGTTTTTTCTATTAGCGAAACGATGTTTAATAATTCCCTGTCGTGGGTGCTTTGGGTTGATCCTCACTGTTACACTATGGGTAAGGTAACTACTAACTATCTTGAGAAAGTATTTACCCATGATAACAGTGAGGTTCCGCTCACTCTAATAGAAGATCAAACACACTTTGCTGCATTTCAAATTACATACCAGCCGTGTGTTGATCTTATTGCTGATTTACGTGGTGCATACATTACTGACAACTTCTTGAAGTACAGAGATTGGAGAGCGTTCTTTATTCTCAATACTTTGGTATCTATATACAACGCACACGGTATGAACTATAGGTTATTAAACTCAGATACTTCAAGTTTTGTTGATGACATACTTGTAGATTTACGTAGCCCACTAGCCAAGAACCTTAGAGATGCTGATGGTAATCGTGTCATACCTCTATCAGAGGATGCCACTACACCAGACATACTTCCTGGTAGATACAAACAACTAGCTGATCTTATTCGTTTCTATGAACCAAAGAAGATACTAGAGACTGGTACATGGAACGCTGGCCGTGCTATTGAGATGTCTCTTGCTGCCTTTGATCGTACTGATACTGTACACTACATTGGTTATGATCTATTTGAGGATGCTACATCTGCCATAGATAAAGAGGAGTTTAATGTTAAACCTCACAATACTCAGGCTGCTGTTGTTAAAAGACTAGATGAGTTTGCAGAGTATGTGAAAGATAACAACAATAAAACATTTACCTATGAGCTACATAAAGGTAATGTTAGAGATGTTCTTACCAAGGACATACCAGATGATATTGATATTGCATTGATTGGTAGTGGCAATAGTGAACAGACTGTGGCACATGAGTTTGATATGTTGAAGTCTGTTCCTATTGTTTTGATGGATCACTACTTTACAAAGGATGAAGCTGAAGAACTACCACCTGAAAAGTATCAGGGTGTTAACAAGGTCTTTGATAAAATTGAAACTAATAAAGTTCAAGAAGGCTTTGAAGATGAAGAAGGCTGGACTAACTTTGATCAGGAAAGCACAAATAGAAAACATATCTTACCATCCAGTGACCGTGTGGTTAACGGTGGTGTAACTCACCTTGTTGTTGTTTTAACCAATAACAATGTTAAGGATATACCTGAAGAAGTTAAACGTGTTCCTATTGTTGTACACCCCAGAGATAGTGTACCAAAAGAATACATTACCAGCAACATTCAAACTAATCTTAAATTAATTGATGAAGACAAATGGATTGTTAAACATCCTGCACATAGAGATAAAGGTATTATTGTTTCAGCAGGACCGTACCTAGATTACGACGAACTAAAGTCTTTTATGAAGGACAATCCCACAGCAAAGATGCTTGCAGTTAAACATGCCTATCCTAATCTATTACAGAATGGCATCGTGCCGTGGGGATGTATTGTTCTTGATCCCCGTCCAGTTGAAGGTGTAAGCACACACAACATCGTAAGAAAAGACTTGTTTAAAGATGTATCTTCTGATACAATGTTCTTTGTAGCATCAATGACTGACCCATCTACAACCAAACACCTCAAGGATAGTGGTGCTAACATATGGGGATGGCACGCCTTTACTGATTCGCTACGAGAAGAGGATGAGAGAGGACAACAGATTACTAATAATGTGGTCAAGCTAAACGAAGAGCTTGGTATACCTCAAGGTGCTACACTAATTACAGGTGGTACATGTGCAGCAATGCGAGGCATTGGTATGTTTCACACGATGGGCTTCAGGGATGTACATCTCTTTGGTTTTGATTGTTGTAGGGACGAGCCTACTGACGAGGAGAAGACTGAAACCACAGGTGATCTTGAGGGTGGTGAAACTCCCAAGCCTAAGTACATTGAGGTTAACGTACAGGATAAAACATATTGGACAACAGGTGAGCTTCTTGCTATGGCACAAGACTGTGAGAAAGTCTTTGCTGATCCTGGTCTTGAAGGTGTGTTATCATTCCACGGTAAAGATACTATGGTTGCTGATCTGTGGGACATACAAGCATCAAGAGAAGAACGTCCTACATTTGAAGGATATTATTCATGAGAAAAGCAGAAGCAATCACAGTCAAGTCAAAGATAGAGTGTGACGAAGACTACAGTAGAGAGTTTCCCTCTCAACGATATGAAGACTTACTAAAAGAATATGATTTAATGCACAAAGCATCTGATCAGATGTTTAATGGTCGTAGTATTATTAGTTTTGTAGATGTTATTAAACATGTTCTTAGAGAAAATAAGTGTAAGACACTTCTTGATTATGGTAGTGGTAAAGGATTACTGTATACCAAAGACTATGATAAAGTTCAAATAGATAATCCTATCTCTCAACCACTTCCTGAATTTTGGGACATAGATGAATATACTTTATATGATCCAGGTTATAAAGAACATAGCAAGCTACCCACTGGTAAGTTTGATGCTGTTGTATGTACAGATGTATTAGAGCATGTACCAGAAGAAGACTTAGGATGGGTAGCAGATGAGCTTATTGACTACGCAAAGAAATTATTATTCTTAAACATCTCTTGCCTACCTGCACTTAAAAAATTTAGGGATGGTACTAATGTACATGTATCTCTTTTTAAACCTGAAGAGTGGGCAAACTTTCTAGCAGCTAGACTAAGGCAACATAAGAATGTTGATTTAAATATTGTGTTATATGCAGATCATAAAGTAGATGAAGAGCTTAGAAGACGGGCATATAAAATTACATACTTCCCTACAATCTTTCAACTAACGGAGGACTAAAATGTTAGGATTAGCAGATTCAGTTATTGGAGTAGCAGGTAAAGTCCTTGACAAGTTTGTTGAAGACAAAGACTTAAAGACTAAGCTTAATGCAGAGCTTAAACAACAGATGATATCGCTTGATCTAGCACAAGCACAGGCAAACATTGAACAAGCTAAGTCGCCATCTATCTTCGTTGCTGGTGCTAGGCCAGCTATCATGTGGATATGTGCCTTTGGTTTAGCATGGCAGTTTGTACTACAACCTGTAGCAGTGTGGGGTATTGCTCTTAGTGGTGCAGATATTGTATTACCTATTATTGAGACTGAAGGGCTGATGTCTCTGACCCTTGCCTTACTAGGACTTGGCGGTATGCGTACAGCAGAGAAGTGGAAAGGTGTACAACGCAACAATATGAAGAAGAGGTAAGATAATGAAAGCAGGTAAAGTGTGGGGTAATACAGAGTTTATCTTTGGTAATAGCGCATTAGAGTTCCACAAGATAGAGTTTACAGAAGGCAGCACATGCAGCAAACATAAACACAAACACAAGTGGAATGGCTTCTACGTAACTAAGGGACTTTTGAAGATCAAGGTGTGGAAGAACGACTACGATCTAGTAGATGAGACGGTACTAGAACCTGGAGAGTGGACAACTGTAAAGCCTGGAGAGTTCCATCAGTTTGAAGGCCTGACACATGGAGAAGCCTTTGAGTTATACTGGGCTGAGTTTGATCACAATGATATTGAAAGAGAAACTGTAGGTTCTAAGTGAAAATACAAAAGCTAACACCCACACATACACTAGACTGGTACATTAAATGGGTTGCTTCTTTTGTTTTAATTGTAGGTGTAATATTAACTAGCAACAATGTCTTTCCCGCCAACCTTATCTTTCATGCTCTTGGTATGTTTGGTTGGTTTATTGTTGGTATACTATGGAATGACAGAGCGTTGATTGTTATTAACGCTGTAACACTAGCACTCATGTCAAATGGACTGATAACATACTATGTTAAATAAGTTATATACTAAACTTATTAATTGGTTTAATAAAAAGGTAGCAGGTAAAGAGCAACCAAAGTACCTATCAGGGAAAAATAAATAATGTTAAATGAAAAGCAAGAGAAGTTTGCACAAGCCTACGTGCTACACCGTAATGCTACAGAAGCAGCAAAGGCTGCTGGCTATGCATCAGAGTCTGCTTACAACCAAGGTTATCGTCTCTTACAGAAACAAGAAGTCATAGATCGTGTTCATGAACTAGAACAAGAACTAGAAACAGACGTTGATGTTATCAAAGAGATGGAAAGCCAGTACGAATTTGCAAAAGCAAATGGTCACACCAACAGTGCAATCAAAGCACTTGAACTTTTATCTAGAATACGTGGTGCAAACAGTGATGGTAAAGTACCAACAGATAAAGACACCCTAGAGGTTGCCATCATAGGGTGTTTAAATGTACTAGGTTATGAAAAAGTTATTAATTTATTAGAAAAGTGTGATTTTGCACACCATTTCTTTGAAGATACCCCAATCTCTCCTCCAGAGAGCCTCACTGAGGGGCCATCTCTAGAGTCTCTGGACCTACCCCTGCCTGAAGAGGTAGATTCTCCTGTATGACGTTTAAAACGCCGTACAGAGCATTATACCTTATTATACCATATAAAGGCCACCATACCAGCTATAAACAATCCAATACCTATTAGCTTACCAGATTCAATCAATACTGTCTGCCATAGCTCCCTTTGTTGTAGGGCTTTTCGCTCTGCTTTTAGCTGTTGTTCTTTTTTCTGTTTCTTAATTCTTTCTTTACGTTCTTCTATACGCTTCTGCTGTTCCTCTAACACCTCATCCCATGTGCCAGCACCAAAGCGTTTATTAATTTCAATAGATAATCTTTTAATATCTTCTTCTTGTTGCTTCTGAGCAAGTTTGGCTGCTGCTACATTAGCCAGTGATGTCTCGTCGTCACCATCATCCTTGAGTCTAAACTTTACAAACTTTGCCCACTTGTTATTCTTTAACTTCTTGTCTTTAGCAGCAGAGTCAATTCTTTTCTTAGCCTCTGAGTGAGTTTTAAATAACCTATCTATCTGCCCAGCAATAGCACCTACGTCCTCTGCTGTATTAAGAGCAGTACGCACACCCTGCACTGCTGACTTAACAGCAGCGAAGCCTCCTGTGATAGCAGCTAGTGTTAACGGGTCCATCTTTATATTCCTCTGGGTTCATAGTCATACGGATTACGTTCTACCATACCACCTTTAGCAAAGCCTACTGTGCTTGTTTTTAAAGGATCAAACAAAGGTACAAATTGTTCATTAGGTTTTAACAACATAATGTTTTTACCTTCTTCAAAAGTTGAAAAAGAATCGTAACCTAATTTTCGTATTGTGTCTAAGTTATTTTCAATCTCTTCATAATCTCCCTTTAACATACGTTCTCTTAAAACTACTAAACTATCTTCAAATTTATCTTTAATCTCTTGTTGTCTCTCTTTCTTTTCTTTAGACTTTGGTTTTCTAAATTTTTTATATTTTTCTTTTCTTAATAAGTTTATTACTTCATCAACATGTTTAGGATTTTCATAATCAAATAGTTTATTTACTCTACCCATACCAATAAGAACACGTAGATTATCTTTTACATCCGAATCTACAGGTGCATCATCATACATATTTGTCCAAAAATCCATACCTTTTCGATTTAATCCTGTAGATAAAAAAGGATAATCAGAACCAGGAGAGTCCATAAAAAAAGGTATTTTTCCAGATAAACCTTTTTTTAAATGTTCATCATATGCTTTATCTATTAAAGCCCTTTTTTCTTTTTGTAAAATAAACTTTTTAAATGGTTCGCCTCTTGATCTATGGTATAATAAAAGAGGTAAGCCTTCTTTACCTTCACTAAGAATTTTAGAAGAATCTTCTCCTAAAACATCTGCTTGTTTTTTTGCAAATTTTCTTAACCCTTCTGGTTGATCTATTCTATTATCAACAGGTTTTTTTTGTTGTTTCATAGCTTTAATTAAAGCTAATAAACCTTTAACTTTACGGCTCTTTGGTCGTTTCTCAGCCATCACTTATAACTCCATACCCAAGGACGTGGATGCGTGTCACTGTCTTCCATTGTATCTATATGTATAAACCTACTATCATGTGGTCCTCTTTGGGATATACCAATACCAGAGAAGCCCTTCTCCATAGCAAGAGACATCAACTCATAGGCATCCCTACCAGATACCAGTACATCTACTGCCTTACCAAAGAGGTGTGGTGAGTTCTTAGCTCCACCTATAACCTGATTATATGAAGTGTCCCTATAGCCAGAAGAAATAACCATAGGCTTGTCGTAGGCATATCGTAAAGCCACAAGCATTTCCATAAACTCTTCATCCATGTTGCACTCATCAGTACCCTTACACCTCAATTCGTCTTCTGTAAAAAAATCCCACATTAAACAACTCCTTTGCCCACAGGTGGATGTGCGCCGTTATGCATACTTTGTATTTTATCTGCTTGTTTCTCAAGTGAACGCAGACGTTCTTCTACTGCACCGTCTCTCTCTGACTGCTTCTTCAGTATCTGTGGAGACAATATATCATTAGCCATAACATCTATAGAGCTAATAGCAACAGCCATCTTAGCCTCTACCTTATCTAGTCTGGTGTTAAGATCATTAAGTTGCTGCCTGTTCTCATCTAGGTCTGTAACCATACCACGTATTGTAGTCTTGAGTACGCCCCATGTAGCAGCCAGACCAGCCAGTACTGTGCCTAGTGTAACAAGTTCTCTTGGTCCTAGTTCTAACATTATTTAAATTTACTCTATTGGATCAGGTGCATCAGAAGATAAACGTCTATTTATATAATCTTCTTCTATTGCAAAGAAAAGTTTTCTTAAATCTTGTAAATTAATATTAGGATTTTTCTTTCTTACATCTTTAAAAATAGAACCTTTTATATTAGACAACCTCTTACCTTCAGATATATGATATAGATTTTTTCTAAGATAACGTAAATTTTGTTTACCTATATCACGAGTTGCTTCTTTATTATTATATAATTTTGATAATTCTTTAGAAGACATAAATTCTTTATATGATCCAACAAGTTCTGCTAACTGTTGATATGCAGCAAACTCTGTTGATAAAATTTGATCATACTTTTTAGCAATATACTCAAAGTCTATAGGGAGAGCAGGATCAAAAAGTTGTTCTTTTATATTTTTAATACCAGTGTTTCTAATTTCATCTGCATTTTTTGTTAAATTTTTAACAGCAAATCCAAAGTTTTTAACTGGATTAAATTCTCTTTCTTTTGATGCTGTAGTCCAGGGTAATAAGAAAGCACTATACTTTGCATTTAAACCATGCTTTGCTAACCATGTAGACATACTACCTGAATCTTCTAAATATTTTCTGTCCTCTCCAAAATATAATTTATTGAAGTTTCTTTCTAATCCATCAGGCATAAGTCCTAGATCAGTACCCATTTCTCTAGCCATTTTTCCAAAACCAGATTCAGATAATTTCCACGCTGTAGCAAGTAAATCACCAGCACTATCTAAATCTCCAGCAGCCATAGCTTTAATAAGATCAAAAGTAGTTAGTCCATGTTGGATAGCTATAGAAGGCTCTAAGAAGGTTTCAGATTGTCTAATTAACATTTCTACAAAATGTTTATCTAAACTTTCCGTAACACTTTTACCATTAGCCACATCAACCATAAAAGGCATAATCATATCTAAAGCATATTGATCAGGCATATTATAACTCATATCTGTATAATAATATTTTCCTGTTTTTTTATCTTCACGCACTATTAATGCATGGTTTTTTTCCCAAGGAAATGTTGACTGTCTTATAGCATTAACAACTTTATCTGTTCCATTTAATTGATTATAGGAATATGCAACAACAGAAGGTGCAGTTGCAACGGCAGCTTGTGATGCCATTCTATTTGCTGCTGCTTTAAATAAAGCTTTATTACCTGTTACTTTAAATTCAGCTAATTCTTCACCAGCTAATTTAAATAAATTATATTTATTACGAAGGTTCTCCGCAGGAAAGGCTGTAAACGAACCAACAATAGGTATACCTCTAGCTTTCTCTAATATTAAAGGTATTCTAGAATAAACGGGAAGTAAGTTCATTGCTTTAGATACAGCTTCTTCATCAAGAAGCCTAGCATCAAAATCTTTTCTTTTAGGATTATACCCAAACCTATCAGCAAATTGTTGTCTGAGAACATTTTTTTGTGCATCAGAACGACCTTTCCAAATCTCTTCTGCTCGTTTACGTTCTCTAAAAAACGATGCAATTTTACCCATATCATCTGAAGCAACATATGCTTTCTGCAAAGCCTTTGCAACAGGCTTTCCAATTCGAGTATTTTCTAAGTAAGGCGTACCAAGTGTTGCTATATTTAAAATTGATTTACGAAGTTTACCCATATCTTTTACATTGTCTAGCTCACCAATGCGACTTAAAACTTGTCCAATATCAAGTGAACTTCCTTTTAAACCTAGCTTATCTATTGTATCCATTAATTCTTTTTTTCTCTCAGGACTAGCTTTAGCTAGATATGTTCCAGCATCAACAAGACCCATCATATTACCCGAACCAATAGTATATTGAACAGCACCTAATATATTTCTTGCTTGTGCTTGTAGACTATAAACAGTTTTATTCTTTTTTAAATAACCTTGAATACCAGCAAATAAATCTAAAAAATTATTAACCCCTTGAAGTTTAGGACTATCTGGAAATTCAAACATTCTTCCATCAAATTGATCTGAAATTGCTTTAAATATTTCAGCATCTTTTTTAGGAACATATGTATTTAATAAAGCATCATCAACTAATTCGTCATCAAGAATAAATGGAGAGTTTTTATCTATCGGTTTTGATTTAGGACCAGAGAAATCCATTGTGGTTACTAGAGGAACCATATCATCATCTGTCCCTATCTTTAATGCTGCACCTTCAGGTGTATTAGATATAGCTGCTTTATTTTGTTTTAACAAACTATCAGCTAAAGAAGAGGCAAGACGTATACGTGCGCTTGAATCAACAATACCTTCTGTTGTTTCCAATACTCTTAAAGCAGGATTAAAATTTTTACCATATATACGTTTAACAAGTTCTGGAATACGTTTTTGTTTTTCTATTGTAGGACCACGTTTAGTTCTTCTAGAAACATCAGGGGCATAAAGCTCACGTAATCTTTTATCAAGTATAGCTTCTTTTTCTGCTTCAGACTTATATAAAGGTTTACCTTTCTTATCAAATAATCCTGCACCACCTTTACTAACAGGATTCTGTGCAATAGTACCCCAACTACTTTTATTCTTTTTATAAAAATTAAATAGATCAAGTTTAATAGATTGATTTTCAGGAAGTTTTAACCATTTTTCAAAATCTTCTCTCTTTACATTTACAAATTTTTCATATACATCTCTAGCGTAAGGTTGATCAGGATTATATTTATATGTAATCTTACCTTTAGCAGATAAATGAGAAGCACTTCCAGCCATCTCTTGAAGCTGTCTAGTATAATCATGAAACTCTTTAATCTGAGCTACTAATTCTGGACTCTTTTTTTCTAATTTAGTTAAAGCTTCAAAAGAAGAAATTTTCGGAGCTTTAGGTCTTTTAGTTTTTTCAGGGGAAGTACCCATTGCATAGTTAATTAACTCAAGATCATCTGGATTAATCTTACCATCTGCATCAATAAAAGTTTTTTGAATAGTATCATCCATTCTTGTTGTTAGTTTTTCAACAAGTGCCATAACAGGTCGAGCTTCATTGGTTGCTCTCTCCATTAGACGAACAGATGTTTCATCAAGAGATGATAAAGGCATAAGATTATTTTTTAAATAATGTGCAATCTGTGATGCACCTGTATGATCTGCTATAGCTTTAGCTGTAGATGATTTTAATGCAGGAGACAATACATTATCTTTTACAGATCGTAGAATAACTTCAGATGTTCTTCCAGCAATAGGACTAAGAATTCCTTCAAGCAAAACTCTTTGCGCTCCCTTTCCTACATCAATCTCATCTTGAAGACCTAAATCAATATTAACACCTTGAATACCTGGAGTTACCCCAGCTATACCAAACTCTTGTATAGCAGCACCTCCAGCAGCTACTGAACCTTCAGCAGCATACGATATTAATTTTCTTGGTGCCATAGCAGACTTTATTCTGCCTATTAAAGCATTTTTAACTGTTTGTTTAGCAGCTTCTTTACCAGCTTGTATGGCTGCTGATCCTGCGCCTAATGTAAAAAACCCTGCTAAAGCTGATGCTACGTTTGTAGGGTCTGTCACAGCCGCACCTAAATAATCACCCATTGCATTGACAAAACCATCATCAAAGTCAGGCATCTTATTTATTTTATCTAAAGCATACTTATATAATTGTTTACTATCATCAGGAAGATCAATAATATTATTACCTTGAGTAACAGTAGATATAAGATTAGTATCAAAATATCTTTTGTTCTCAAGAAAAGTATCTACAATATCTTTAGGGTCTGCTGGGTCTACATCATTGTAGCCCAAATCTCTCATAGCATGATAAGCAGCATCTAAAAAAAGATTATCTTTTTGTAGAGACTCATATGTTATTTCAGGTTCAGTCATCTTCTTGTTTCATTCTTTTTTTATTTTCTTCAATTACTGCTTGAATTGCTTGTTGTCTTCCTCCTCGTAAAGTAGGTGCTGAACGTGCTAGTGCAGCGGGGCCTGTACCTCCTCCTCCTCCAACACCTGATACTCTAAGGCTTTCATCTTTAATTGCTTTTTTAACTGCGTTTATAAATTTACTTTTAGAAACACCAGCAGGAATATATTCTACCATCGCTTCAAGTGCTCTATCTAATGTTTCAGGTTTTAAATCTGATAACTCTATATTTTCTAGTACAACTTTCATAGTGTCACGAACCTCTTTAGAAAGTTTAAACTGTTGAGTTAACTTATTAGTTATTGCTTCTGCATTTAATTTACCTATTTCTGCTGTAGTCTTTGTGAATTTCTGAGCAACTGCTAACTCTGCAATAAGTGCTTCTCTTGCTTCTTTAGGTAACTTTAACAGTCTTTCTTTTAAAGCAGCATCTGACATAATTCTTTGTTTTAATTCAGAGTACTCTTCACCCTCTAATGCATCCATTAATGCTTGCTCTTCTGCTTCAACTTCAGCTAAACCTTCTCCAAGAACTTCAGCACCTTTAACAAGATTAATACCTTGAGGGTCCATAATACCTGCATTAATAGCTTTTTGTATAGCTACAAAACGCTTCATTGAGTTATCTCTTTTTTCTAGACGTTCTCTTCGATCTTTTGCTGCTTTAGCTAAAGCCTCTTGTTTTTCTCGTTCAACTCTTGTAAGTGCTTCTGCATCAACTCTTACTGGATCACCAATTATTTGACGAAGATCAACCAAGTTTTGTATTAAAGGATTTCTACGTTGTCTGCTAGGTGTAGTAGTTTGTCCTAAGTTAAATGCATATCTTAAAGCATCTGTTCTATCCATTGTTCCTGCTCGTGGTGCATATATTCCACGGTCATCTCCTGGTAAAGTTGATCCAGCACCACGCCTATTAACAACAGGCAGACTACCTAGACCTCCACCAGTTTTCATCTCTGCTACAGTAGGTGTAGATATAACATCAGGTGAAGGAGAGTACCCTGACATAAATCTTCGTAATGGATTTCCAAATGTTTCATTATAAGATTGACTAATGCCTCTAGCAGCTATATTTAAATTTTTCATGTCTCTATCCATAGCTTCTTTATAAGAATTTAAAGAACCAGAAGCATTATCTATATTCTCTATAACATTAGTACGTGGTCTAGGGCGAGGAATTATACCACCAAGAAAACTACGGCTACCAAACAAACTACCCAATCCTCCTCCAGCAGGACTAGCTTGTGGATTACTATATATATTAGGTACTTCACCACCCTCTTGTCTATGTACAATACGTCCACCAGTTTTATAACCAAACGCTTTATTTAAAAAACCTTGTCCACTAAACTGACCTCCAGGTTTAAAGCCACCGCCCATACCATAGATATTAAGTCCGGTTAGTCCAAGACCTAACAAATTTTGACCTAAACTTGGTGAAGGAGTTTGTATAGTTCCTGTTCTTGTTGTATCAGGTTGACGTAGAAAAGGATTACCATAAACAAAACTAGAAAATTGTGCAAGTTCACTTTCTGGATATTGTTCTTGTTCTGTATATTCCTTAAATGCCTTATCATATTCTGCCTGTGATTCTGCTCTATCAGCTTGTGCAAGTTGTTGTGCAAGACCTTGTTCAGCTAATCCAGTTTGAAATTTTTGTAAACCCATACCACGTAGATCAGCAGCTTGCGCCCGTTGTCGTGTAGCCTGATCAGTAAACTGACGATAGGCATCTTCATAAGCTTTCTGTTGTCCTCTTGCTTGTATATCACCTAGTTGTTGGCTAAATGCACTACCAAGTTGTGCTGCTTGT